GTGATCTTCGTATTGGCAGTGGTCGTAGTGTTCGGGAACGGCTTGCCTTGTGTTAGGTCAGAGAGTGCCATGATTTACTCCTTTGATTTCGATAGGTATTCTAACGGAGACTTGGCAGCAGGTGGTATCTTATGTGCAGGTGCTGACCGCTTGTGTCTCCTGATCTCCTCACGCATCTTGTCCAGTGCCTTTGCCCCGGCATCGCTCGAGCCATTGCCCAGTGCCGAGACAGTATCAGCGTCCAGAACGTATTCGTCCGGAGATAGCATGGTCGGAACCTCATCAGACTGACCATCTCCCGGCCCCTTGATGTGTAGCCCACGGTTAGCGAGTCTCGGATGTCTGGCGTAGTGCCTGTCCTCAGGCCCCGGAACCATGACAGGGAGGACGTGTCCCCCATCGTTCATCTCTTCCGGATCGTAGGATGCTTCAGCGACAGGCTCGGTACTCCAGTCTTCAGCAGGTGGAGATACACTCTCAGGCTGCGAGAAGGATCGTGGTGGAGTCATGGTCTGTGGTAGCCCAGCCCAGAGTGCTGATGGCCCCTGCCTCATCTCGTTCTTGATCATGTTAGCCTTGGCGAACTCTGGATCGGGAGACGAGCTGTGTGGCTGCTGTGCTGCGAGACCGAATAGCTTGGCCCAGTCCTGCCCACCTGCACCACCCTTGCCAGCTCCACCTCCTCCACCAGTGAATGCTTGGAGTACCTTCAGCCCCTTGCTCGTCCAGTCGTAGGCTTTCTTGGCATTGTCCCAAGTGAAGAAGTCGCTTACCGATCCACCCAACGTACTGGCAGCAGCAGCAGCGTTACCGAATGACATGCCACCAAGACCAGCGAAGGCATCAGCTACCCCACTCTCTGTCAGCCCACCACCGAGGCCAGCATACATATCCGGGATCGTGCCAAGTCCTGTGCTTGCTCCTGTCCCTGCACCACCACCGAGAGCACCACCAGCACCTTCAGCAGCAGCACTACCAGCACCTGAGAATCCACCTGTCAGATATGTTCCACCCAGACCGAGAGCAATCATCGCAGCAGTCATCTTGCCCACGTTCTTCAGGTTCACCCCATTAGGATTAGCACCCCATACTATGTTGGGATCGTATAGCCCGTTGCTGTACCTATCGACACCTTGATCAGTAGAGTTGTGGAAGAGAGGATTCTTCCCACCCCAGTTCTCATCGTTGGCTATGTAGGCTTCACGTTGCTTGGCATTGGCAGTATCGTAAGCAGCACGTTGCTCAGGAGTCAGTGATCCCATGTAGTCACTGCCACTCGTATTGAATGGATCGTGAGTAGAGTAGAACTGATCCTGTGCTTCCTTCAGGCGTTTGGCATCGATCTCAGCGTTCCCAGATGCTCCACCAATACTTTCAATGGTAGGAGCGGAACCGAAGTCACTCCCCAAGGTAGCCGAGCCTCTGGAATACTTGCCATACTGGTATCGTTGCTCAGGGGTAAGCTGCTTCCGTTGAGCCGCAGTCAGTGCGTACTGACCTTTGATCAGATCATCGAGTGTCTGGCTCTTGGCCCATTCAGTATCAGGTGCGACATAACCCTCATCACCCGGCCTCTTGATCGCGTTTATCGGTCTAGCCATGATTAAGCTCCACTATTGCTCAGATTGAGCAGTGCTGTTGCCCATGCGTCCCACGTCAAGTATGCCCGAGGAGCCACAAGTCCTTCCTTGTCCAGATCAGTCTGATCGATGAATGAGTCTGCCCAATCGAGCCACTTGCTCTCATCTGCTTCTATTGGCAAGCCCTGATCAGAATATGCCTCACACATGAGAGCTGACCATGATTCGAACGTATGGTATCTGGGATCGTAGGCTATCATTCCTTCCCCAATCTGCTTCTATGTGCATCCTTCATACGCTGGATAGTCTCAGGTGAATGTTTATAGGCTCTCCGCTTATGAGTCTCTTGCATCTTCAGAATTGTCTCTGGAGAATGCTTCCTGCCAAAGAATGTACTCTGTTCACCGGAATGATATACGCGAGTAGATACCATGTTCTGTTTGGCTTCCTTCATTTTCAAGATAGTCTCAGCAGTGTGTTTCTTCCCGAAGAATGGATTCTTATCTCCTGTCATGCCGAACATAGGATTTAGTTCCCCCTTGAGTCCTGCACCCTCACCACCATCAGTCATATTGTAGCCATAAGGAGCTTTCGAGTTTAAGTCCTTAATCAACATACACTCTATATCGCAAGCCATTTCCCATGAGAATGCATCTGCCACATGAGTGAATTCAAATGAATCTACTCCATGCTTGGTCAGTGCTTTGCATAAGTAAGAATTCTGACCTTTAGTCTTATGCTCCTTGAATCTACGCTTAAGGTTGTTCGTGATACCAACATAGCACTTGCCATCGTTAATATTCTTGATGATATACACAGCGATCTTATTTCTCGAATCCACGAACATCACCTGCATCAACGAGTAGCTGCAACCTGCCGAGCTGGTAGCTGCCATCCTGTACGTTGCTCACGAACCGTAGTCGGAGCTCTCTGCGTTGTTGCCTGAGGTCGATCTTCCCCGTGTTAGGCTCGAATGGGAATGGCTGGGAGGTTACATCATCCTGCTGTGCATAGGGACGACCAGTGACGAACATCTCCATGACACCAGTCTGCCTGAAGTCTGGCTCTACGCTATCGAGATGCAGCCACTTGTTCTCACCCTGTAGCCCGGATTGAGATGGCCCACCAGTGACGAGACCGATGTTGTCAGTCTCGAACATGCTCCGGATCGCAGTGATGTTCTGGCCCTTGATCTCGTTGGTTCCGAACTCATGCTGCCATAGGCTGATGCGATTGCCAGTGGTCGAGAATGTGGCCTGTGCTGTCGTCGAGAAGGTAGCTGCCTTGGAGAGCCTGATGTGATATCCAGCAGGGATCACGCTGATAGTCTGCACGAATGAGTTGGCTGGTATCCCTGAGCCTTGTACCAGTTGCCCGACCGCGATGTTCATGTTGACTGCGGTATCTATGAAGAACGATGCTGCTGTCGTTGTGATGAGCTGAGTCACCACCACGGTCTCGATAGTAAGTTCAGTCCCGGCATTCACCGGATACCTGAACCCTTGAGCGTAGTACCCTGCCGACCTCTGTGATCCGGGAGCCGAGCCTGTGTCGTACCATGTGTCCATCCTGACGTTGTAGATCAGGACATCGGTACACTCGACAGCATCTCCCCTCGGGTAGAACCACCATATCTCACCGAACTTGGGAACCTTGTTCACCCACACCTTCTGACGTTGAGCGAAGTTGAGTGCGTCGAGGAACCAGTTGATGTTGATCTCGTTGGGAAGCTCCTTGATCACCCCGTTATAGAGGAGGAACCTGTCTATCCCTGCCCAGTAGTAGATGCCATCGTACTCAATCACTGACTGACTGCTGAGGATCGTGGACGTGCCTATGACATCGTACCGCCAGAAGATCGGATCAGCACCGACAGTAGTGGGAGCGAAGCTGACCTTGATGAGACTATCCATAGCCCAGAAGAGGCCAGATGGTGAGTTGGAGCCACCACGGACTGCTAACCCCTTGACGATCTTCTGAGCCGATACGTTGGCTTCATTCGAGTCAGGCGAGTTCCAGTCGAATGCATTCCCGGCAGAGTTGTTCTTGATGAGGCCATTGTCCCCGTACACGAAGATGTATGGATGGAGGACTACCACCCCGCCACTTACCATGATGGTGTCGCCAGTTGGAGTCGTACCCTGAGTATCGGTGAGCGGATACATGGGAGGATTCACGAGGGTAGGTGAGATCACGCCAGCAGGATCGAAGGCCAGCACAGCAGTCTCGGTCGTGTTGTCTATCGAGACGAGGTTCTGTCCGGGATGCGCCACGATCAGGTTCATGCCATCACCAGTAGCGTCGAAGTACCCATCCATCTGCCAGAGGGTACGCTCATCTGCCACGAATGCAGCCGCTACTACGTCAATGGAGATTAATGGACTCGTCCCTATTCCACCAATACTCGATACAGGTATTGTCATCAAGAGGTCAGGTATACCCAGTGTCTGCTGGTAACCATTGCCTGAGTTGGTGAGCGTGATGTTGGTGACCACTCCACCTGAGACAGTGACAGTGAAGGTAGCCCCGAAGCCAGTGTTGCCAGTAGCCGAGACACCGGGGTAGACACCATCAGTGAGCCCTGAGCCGGGATCGGTAACGGTCAGAGTAAGCACAGGCCCCGCAGCGAGGTCATAGGTAGTGAGTCCCGATCCTATCCCATCAGCGTCCACTGATACCTTCTCCATGCCTTCCGGGAAGCCATTGAAGATGCGATTGATGCCATCTGCCGAGTCGACATGGATGCCACGTGAAGGCCCGTGCATCTCGTCGGTGATCTCCCGATAGCCACTGATCTTCCGAGGCTTGCCACGTTGGAACCGTACCCACTCACCATCGTTATAGGTGAGCTTGTCGAGCACAGTCCCATCGCGTTGGATGCCCGGTTTGGTATCGAGTGAGAGGAGAGCTTTAGGCATCTGTTATGGCCCCATGTCTCGCCATATACCGCCATCGCTTACCAGTCTGCACGAAGCAGCTTGTGAACCAAGTATCAGATTAGTCGCGCCACCATTAGACCTATTGGCAATATTGCTGGCAGATGACTGTAAGACACCAACTGATTGATAAAGAAGGAACATGATCTCTCGTCCCGGAAAGGCAGCAGCACTTGGCATGGTAACGGTCGTGTTTATACCACCGGGTTTATTGACGATGATCCAGTTCTCAGTTGGGCCAACAGTAAAGTCAGCAGTCTTGATGACAGGCACACCCCTATTGAGATAGCCAACAGTAGCTGCACCACCAACAGTCAGAGTGCCAGACACACTCAGGTTGGTGAAGGCCAGTGAGCCAGCAGAGAGTGCGCCTACGACAGTCAGATTGTTCGGTATCGTGACAAGTCCTGCATTATCGATAGTCAGTACGTCAACACCACCCATTCCGATAGTGCCGCATATCTTGAATTTCGCACCATCCGTCCTATCTATTCCAACACTGTAGCCTTTTACTCCCGGTATGAAGTAGACAGTGTAAGGATCACCACCACCAGCACCACCAGTTTGAATAACCTGTCTCGCATTACTAGCAGGATTGGTGTTGTCCGTATTCTGGATAACTAAAGCTAATTCAACTCCAACATAGTTAGCTATTATGCTTGCACTATTGCTGAATGTAGCATTGCCAGTGACATTTAAGTTGCTGTTTACATTGAAAGTACCAAGCACTGTGACAGTACCAGCATTAGCACCACCAGCAGCAGCAATGTTTAGTCGCTCAAGACCGTTCGTGAAGAATCTCATTGGCTGTACACTACCTGTCCCTAATGCCGACGAGATTATGTCAAAGCCACCTGCATTGATAACCATCTGCCCACGAGAACTATTTTGTGGATCGGTGCTAGTGTAAACACCAAAAGATGCTGCGGCTCCAGTACCATTTGGCATGGCTTCGACATTGGTTATCCCATTGACAGTGCTTGTCTGGAACATCAATCTATTAGTTAAATTAGGTGTTGTAGTTGTGAAGTCACCCTGTATCCTTCTGCTTACTCCTGAGAATACTAGGTTGCCAAATAGAGTAGTCTCACCAGCTACACCGATGTTCACTCGCTCGACATTGCTGGTCAATATTGATATCGGCAGGAATAGACCAGTACCTTGTCTGGTTGAATTAAGGACGGACTGAGTAGCTGAAATACTGTGCAGGAACCTTGATCCATTATCAGGATCAGGGTTGTTGTTAGCATTGAAGTTCGAGCCAGTACCAGTGCCATTTGGTATCGCCTCAATGCTTGTTATGGAATTTAGAACAGATGTCTGGAACATTGTCCTGAGAGCCAGTGGGAGTGCTGAGAAGTCCCCAATGATCCTCCTGCCAGCCCCTGAGAACACCAGATTACCAAAGTGAGTGACTTCACCAGCCACACCGATATTCATTCTCTCGATATCGCTGGTCAGGAATGAGATAGGAAGGTATGGAGCAGCACCTTGTCTGGTTGAGTTTAATGAGGCAGAAGTTGGTGTTATCTGATGCAGGAAACGTGAACCAAGCAGTGGATCAGAGTTATTATTGGCTATAAAGGCGGATATATTACCAGTGCCATTTGGTATCGCCTCTATAGCTGTTTGACCATTCACCACCGAAGTCTGGAACATCGTCCTGAGATTGATAGGAGATGTAGTGAAGTCAGCCTGTATCCTCCTGCTTGCTCCAATCCAGTTCAGGTTGCCTATGAGTGCAATAGTGCCATCTGCACCTATGATGAGTCTTTCAGTATCACTTGTCTGGAATGATAGAGGCAGGAATGCTCCAGTTCCTCGTCTACCAGATCGCACTACGGCAGTATTAATGTCTATGACGAGTTGAGCTATCGAACCATTGTCTGGATCACTGTTGTTGTTGACAGTGAAGTTCGAGCTAGTACCCGTTCCATTAGGGATCACTTCCACCCCAGATGCTGCATTCGCTATGGAGTTCTGGAATAGCAGACGATTGGCTACTACGGCATCGGAGAGGTTACCCGTGATCCTTCTCCCGATCCCCAAGAAGGCCAGACTACCAATGATCCTGAGTATGGAAGCACCCCACTCTCCTACCTGAGTGCCGAGGATAGTGAAGCCATATCTCCCCGGCCCCGGACGATAGACTCCAGTCGTAGGCTCGGTAGCGAAGTACATGGCAGGTGCAGCAGCAGAGCCATCAGGCAGTGCGAAGTTCACCGGGCCAGCAGAGATACTGTTAGCGTTGACGATATTGATCGAGTCATTGATCACTGTCGCCTGTTCCCCAGCCGGGATGATCGCATCAGCACCACCAGTATTGGTCGTGAGCCGGATCGTGAACCCATCAGGAGAGGTCGTAGCGTTCTGGACGAAGTAGACCTGAATGGTAGGAGGCAGCACTATCACCACGTTGCTGGTCAGGTTGCCGGAGCTCACGAACTTCATCATCGTGTTGGATGCTTCGGATGGAGTCAGTGTGTATGTTCCACCTGATACCTGCTTGACCAGTTGCGAGAAGTTGAACTGGGTATTCTTGCCGAGTCCTACCGTGTAGAAGTTGGTTCCATCACACCCGATGAAGCATGAGTCAGTAGGCTGGAGACTGATCGATACAGCACCGTTGATAGTCCCCGAGGTAGTAGTGATGGTCAGCAGTCCAGTACCGTTATTCCTGATGTTCACGAACCAGTCAGGCCCATACAGGCCACCAGTCAGCAGCGTGAATACCCCTGCTCCGCCTACCCAGATGATGAGATTGGCCCTGTCAGTTGGCTGTATGACATAGTTCGAGTTGATCAGGACGATAGGAAGTGACTGATTGAGCTTCGAGTCGAGTGCTACCAGTCCATTCCCAGCCAGCGCAGCAGCATCAACAGCAGAAGTACCAGCACCAAAAGTAAAGGTGTGCCAGAGACCTTGTTCATCGTCGTTCTCCGAGATGTAGATGTACCTTGCCTGACCGGGATTGATGGTCACAATGTCATTAATCCCATCGAAGTCCTGTACCGTGAAGGCTTCAGCACCCACATTCCGCATCAGAATGTCCTCACCTACCGAGGCTTGGTTGGCTGGAGGCAGTCTGAGGTTGAATAGAGCTGATCCGGAGGTGACTTCAGTGATCCGAGCGATCATCGTCAGGTCAGGATCGCCATTGATAGGCCACTGAGTCTGGAGATTTTCCGTGGTCAGGTCGATAGTGGTCAGCGAAACGTCTGTTGGCTGGATCACATTCCCTGTGAATGGTGAGTTATAGCTGGTCATGTCTTATGTACCCTTAACATATGCGCTTCTATCGACAATTCGCTCAGTTTCCTCGGTCTTCAGGCTGTTCAGGAAGCCTTCGAACTCACTCTTCCATAGCACTACACGCTCATCGTTCTTCAGATAGGGTGCAGATTGCAGTAATGAGCCATACAGGAGGGCCTGAGGAGCCTTCTGAGTGAACCAGTTGCTCTGATTGTCGCTGGATAGAGGTGGAATCCCGTAGAAAGTGACCTCGAACTCGTATGGAGCGTCCGGAGTGGGTGCTACGAGCCAATGATCGTAGTCATAATCGGCATAATACTTAGGGACACGTCCCTCATCGGCATCTGGAGCGTAAGTCCTTAATACTTCGTACTTTCTTAGGAATACTGGCTGCTTCTTGTCGTTCACAGTGATATTCATCGAGACAGTCTTGCGCCATCCTGCTGGTTTCACGAGGATTGGGTCAGCTAGAGTGAGATTTCCGGTCGCTACGACCAGATTGCCGAGGAACTTGAGGTTAGCCGCTATGATCAGCTCGGCAAGGCTGATGAATCGTGGTATCTGGGAGAGAGTATCAGCGTCAGTGCGCTCCAGATAGTGTTCTATGTCCAGTACCAGACTGTTGTACGTCATTACTACTGCTGTGGTCATGGTGAATCCCCTATCTGGCGTGTGTCTGGTGTCCTAGCCTTGCCCTTGTTATTCTATCAAGAATGTCCTGCAATCCCATGTTATCAATGCTATCTCCGCGTAATCTGGCTACCATATCGCGCTTTCTGGGAGATATCATGTCAAGCAGCTTGTCCCGATTGACCAGCCTGTAGTGCAGCACCAGCCTGTGCAGCGAGTCAGGGAGCATGCATTCCTCGAGTATCCCCTTCGATCTCAGCGTCCCGAGTAGCTGGTTCACCTCGCCATAGGTACGGCAGAACTTCTTGCATACGTCCCTGAAGTTGCGTGAGTTGAACACCTCGCCACTGTCATATACGTCCAGTATCTTCTCGTTGATCGACTCAGAGAACGACTTCTTGTCCTGTGCCATGATAATCTCCATTAAGGACTCGTCCCTTTTTATCCAGACCGTATGATCCGCCAGAATAACCCAGTGCTTATCAGGTCAGCCCATCTGCCTACAGGATTAGCAAGGATGGCATTGGTTGGCCCAGAGCCGTTCTGCTGGATGATATTGTCTTCAGATGAATTGAGTGCCTGTGGTGCTCCATTGATGAATGTCACCTGTCGGCCTACATGAAGAGCAGGATCAAGCATCGTAACAATGCATGTTCCGGGCTTGTCATTGATCACAATCCTGTCGCTTTCAGACATGACAAAGTCATCGAACTTCAGCACTGGTACTTCACCTACCGTGCTTGGTAACACTGGCACTACATCTAAGCTGACGATTCTGCCCTTCTCATCCACATTGATTCTAGGGATCATGTCACCCGTACCGTACTCACCCGGCGTGACACCAGTGTCAGGTAGTGGGGCCAGCGCGATCTCATCCAGTGCCACGGACTTGGTCGTCCCATCTTGAAAGACGAGGGTCAGCTCAGTCCCGGTTAGTGGTACGGTAGCGAATGGCAGGTCAATTATTCTCTTAGATGGCATCTCATAGCTCCAGTACGTCTAGGTTCCCATTGGCTTCAGGTATCGATGAGTTCTCAACGAATATCTGGAAGGCAGAGGTCTCCTCGGTGATCAGTGTCAGTGGCTCAGGCATTTCAGGGTAGTTGTCAGGTCTCGCGTACCGGATGGCGATCTTGTCAGGTGATCGTGCCGGGAGTCTCCACGGATCGAATTCATCATTGCAGTTCTTGTTGCACACACGGAGTCCGGGGTTGTTCCTGTCAGCACTGAGGTCGACATATGGTCGCTTCATACCGCACCTGTCGCAGATCGCTACAGAGAGTATGGTCTTGCTTCGAGTGTCTAGGAATAGTGGCATCTATATCTTCGTGTAGCATCTAACGTTAGGTAGCCACCGGATCGGGCTACGGTCGTATTCAGCGTCCTCCGCTTCACCTCGATGTATGTTCATCTGAGTCTCGAGGTACTGTATCCTCTGCAAGTCGACACCCGGCAGCTCGAGTGACATCTTGTGGGCCAGCGAGAAGATGATCGCCTCATACCATCTCTGGGGTATCTCGATCTCACCTTGCAAGTCACCCACGTCCATGATGTACCGGGAGCAGTACACTACGATCTGAGTGAAGTAGTTGTTGGGTACAGGCCACACCTGAATGTTGGGTACGTTGATCGTGTGATCCATCCAGTATTGAACAGGCTGATTGCTCGGGTATGTCTTGTTCGGGAGATTGGTGTAGTCATCCCGGTTAAGTCGAGAGAGGGTGATCTCGGATGGATTGCTCCCCACGTAGAGCTCACGGACATTCAGGAAGCCTCCTGCTGTCTCACGTATCCGGTAGTACCTGACGCTCTTGCCGGGATCGATGTCGTACCAGAGCCACTGACCATCCACCCACATAGTCTTGGGAACAGCTTGCAGGAGGTTCCACACGATCCCATCCTCAGAGTACTCGATGACAATGGTAAAAGGGGACGATTCCCCTGCCAGTATTCCGACCGATGTGACGTAGACAGGCTCAGGTAGGCTTACCCCGAGGAACCCATCAGCTATGGCCTGTACGCACTTGGTACTCACATCACCATCCAGAGCAAGTTGACCATCACCATCGGACATGATCGCTATGCCTGTATTCCGGTTCATGCGCCGATAGAAGGCATTGAGCACGTCTATTGAGCCGAGAGGCAGATAGTAGGTGTACTTGTGCGAGATCGTGCCGATGACCGTCTTCTGGATCGCCCAGTACTGTATGCCACGGTTCCCCATGTGCGATAGCAGGAAGTAGAGCGATTCACGGGCAGACTGTATCTGTTCGACCGTCAGCTCCTCTGCGAACTTACCGCAGCGTCTGACCGCGTGTTCGATGAGCTGCATGACATCAATCACTGTCTGGCTGACTGTTCCTGAGAATGGCATGATTACCTCTTCTTGATCTTCGTAGGTAGTCCCTTGGTGGTTGGAGTGGCAGCGAGGTACTCCTTGCCCACCTTCTGAGGAATACCCTTGGCCTTCGCCAGCTTCGGATTGGTAGCCACTGCTGCCATGAGCTTCAGTTGAGCCTTACTCTTGGCTGGCATTATCTGGCCCTCGATCTAACTCTGCCACCCTTCTTCTGAGCCGGGACGGTCTGGGCAGTAGCAGCTTGTTGAGGAACCCATTGTCCACCAGCATTCTGAACCAGTTGCCCACCACTCACCCGAGCCTGATTAGGCACATACTTGTTGGGTCGATCCAAGAATCCGATAGGCCCACCACTGAAGCCACCATAGCTGCCATTGTTCTGCCCGTACCAATCGTACCCACCATAGCCACCATTAGGAGGAGGCTGACCAGTTCCCGGAGGAGTCTGAGTCGCGGGAGGAGTCGTACTGGCAGGAGGAGGCTGCGTAGTCGCTGGAGGTGGTTGAGACGCATCAGGTGTAGGACTCAACGAGGTCAGTGGAGGCATGTTCCTAGTAGCCCGACGATCATTGATCAGCTTCAGGAACCCTTCCATGCTTGGCCCGGATGGTGTCGCTGCCGAGCCAGTATCTGCCCCCTGTCCTTGATCAGCGAATGTCCACGGGTCTTTGGATGGGCCAGCACCACCAGCGTACTGACGGATATCCTTAGCCAAGTCCAAGTTGGTAGAAGCAGGGGTATTCTTCATCTGTGTTTGATAAGCAGCATCTCTGTATGGATCAGCAGATGTAGGCAATTGTCGCGCTATCAGAGCAGCTATCTCTGGATTAGTCTTAGCCATTTCCTGCGCCTGAGCCAATGATATGTATGGAGCAGTGCCACCAGCCTCCATTGCATGAGGCAATCTGATGTTAGTGTTCCCCGGCAACCTGTACCCCTGATTAGGATCGTTCAGCTTGGATTGTTGATTGGCTACGATCTTCTGCCAGTATTGCATATCACCTACAGGGTCAGACTTTGCTCCCTTAACAGGCATATTGTTAAGCCTAAAGAACTCATCCCTCCATGCCTTAGCCTTAGCTACTTCAGCAGGATCATTCTGCTTCTTGTAAGTATCGGTAGCCATCGTTGCTGTAGCCATCCTCTTGTTGAAGGCATCAGCAGATTCAGCAGGGTCTTTCTCGTACTGGTATTGACCACCCTCAGCCAGACGAGCCACCCGGCCTCCAGTAGCCAACTTCTGGACGTGACCAGTAGCAGCACTCTTACCTGACATGCTGCTCTTCATCTTGGTCATGGACTTGAAGCCAGTGTCCTCTACTCCTGACACGGGCATGGCACTAGACTTTTTTTTTACTACTCCGCCTTCCTTCTTGCAGTCAACCTTACCGCCATCCTTGAGACCTAGTCCTCTCCCTATTCTTCTGCCACGATCACGACCTAGATCGATACCTTCATCACCACCTTGTTGCGGGAATTGAGCCCCCATCTGTCTGGTTGCATCACCAAATGCAGCAGGTGGAGGAGGAGCCTGTGGAGCTGGAGCAGCAGGAGGTGGAATCGGCCCTTGAGATGCCTGACGACGAGCAATCAGGTCTTGGATACCGCCACCACCCTGAGCCTCTATCGCACCACCATCAGCGTACTTCTTGACCTTACCACCCTCCTTCTTGCCCTTGCCGATAGCGATCATCACATCGAGCTTAGGCTTGACCTTAGGCTTGAGCTTCATCGCCTTCCGACGAGCAGCAGCAGATGGCTTGCCCGGAGCAGCACTTTCATCATCACCAGCCTTACCTTTGCCGAATGCAGGAGGCAGTAGAGCCAGTCCACCACCAGCCTTCTTGACTGCCCCACCCTTCTTGTAGCCCTTGGCCTTAGCCGCAGACTTGGGAGCAGACCTCTTGATGGGAGCCGTCGACACTCCCTTTGTTTGCATATGTGCTATGCCCGACCGTGGCATCTTCTTGTAGCCTTCCATGATCTTCTCCCTATTGCGTAGATTGTTGGACGATGGTCGTCCGGACTAAGCCTGTACCTGCCGTGATGTTCAATCGCACTGCCCTCATCAATGTTGCCGTGAACCCTGCTGTCTGGCTGGCTGTAGCACCCACCATAGCAGCGGTAGGATGTGGAACCCACTGGTGATTGATGGTCAGGTCGAACGGGTCTTCGTTGGTGTACTCAACCGAGTAAGTCACAGCACCGGACAGCAAGGTCACCGAGATGTTGGTCACCTGATTCGGCACATAGATGTCCAGCGGTACGATCACAGCACCCGTTGCAGCATTCCCGACAGACACAGAGCCATTGGTCACGCCATCCACAGTGATACGAGTCACTGTCTTGTAGGAGTACCGTGTCGTGACAGGAACCGCATTCCCACCATTGATCACTTCCTTGATCTCGGAACCACTGAAGTCAGTCCCGTAGATCGTGAAGATCACACTGCTATTGTTGCCAGCCGATGAGATAGTCAGACGCACAGCAGCAGGAAGAACCACCCGGCCTTGAGTCACTTCAGGTGGTATCTGGGCTACGAACTTGGGTACGACAGACGATAGAGTGCCGTTGAGGATCATCTCCCCACCACCAGTAAATGCTTGAGCCAGTGCGACAGAGTTGATTACCGCAGCAGGTAAGCCTCCATAATTGAACTGAATTGGCCTCATGTCAGTCTCCTTATGCTTGAGGTACGCCTAGTGCTCCCAATCTCGTTGCATTCGGGCCAACAGCAATACCAGCCAGCAGGATACCCATCACCAGTCTACGTGTTCCATTTGTGGCAACACTCGGCAGGTAAGTGCCTCGGACATCGCCAGTGGTAGGAGTAGCAGTAGCAGTAGCAGCAGCCACGAAAGTACCAGCATCGGTCGCGATCACACCGTTGTAGCCTACCCGTGCAATGTATGCAGGATCGACCACACGAACAGGCAGACCGAGGATGTCGGTAGTACCCACAGCGATAGTGACTACAGTGGACGCGGGTACAGTGATGCTGGATATCTGATAGAAGGCTTTCTTCCCGAGCACAGCAGTACTAGCAACACCACTCGAGTTGATCACCTCGGACATAGGCTGACCGTAGTAGTCGAAGCCACGGATGGTCACAGGCTGGATCGTGGGAGTGCCAGCACCAGTAGTGACAGATACAGCACGTGGGACATCGAGTTGAACAGCAGGTACGCCATTCTTGACGATAGCTGTATTGCCAGCACCAGCAGTCAGGACAGCAGACGCAGTGAGGATTTGAGCAAGGGCGATGTTGTTGTTAGCAAGGACAGCGGGAACAGTGTCCCACACATAGATGCGACCAAGTGGGCCAACACCTTTATCCATAGGAGAGGGTTCACCGAGGGCAGGGTTCATTCCCATACCAGTCTCGGCAGTACCCAAGAATATGTCATCTGAGAATTGAGGCATGATAGTCTTCCTTCTTGAAAAGTTTAGATATCGAATAAGTTGTTGATTACTAGCGCATATTCATCTCTTGTATAAATTAGGGAATCGTCCCTTTATTGGTGACAGTCAGGCATAGTCATACTACACCTGAATGCCATCACGCTACTATAGACCGGGAGTACCCCACATTGCTCTCCAGTCCGTCCAACCTACATCGTATCTTTCTGTTGCCTTGTACTGCATCGAGTCAGTCTGGAAGTCACCTTCCAAGGTCTTCTCCAGCTTACGTCTCATCATCAGCTTCATGCCCTGAGGAGCGTCAGTCTGTACCCACCAAGCTGTAGGCGAGGTCAGGCGAGAGATGACTACAGCACCCTTAGGCAAGCTGCCAGTGGACTTGATCGGGTTCAGGTCGTTGTTAGCCCCACCTGTCCGGAGTACGCTGTTGATGATCACCTCGGCTTGGAACATATTGCCGGGATGAACTACCAGTTGCTGAGGAGTGATGATTACCTTCTTGCCTGTGTTGTCCTCTGCCAACCGAACCTGAATGAGCATCTGCTCGAGCGAGGTCTGGGACAGTGCAGCAGCAGTGTTGAGCTGGTTGCTGAGTACGCCACGGGAGATAGGATGCTGGGTACTGATCAAGCTCACGCCATCGCCACCGATGAAGTTCGGGTTGAAGCTGCGATTGATCACGTTAGCCGACAGTGTTTCCTTCGTGTCGATCAACGATTGAGCCAAGTGCTGGGAGAACGTGGAACCGATACGGATATGGTCGCCATCCTCAACGAGCACCTTAGTCAGAGCGAATGCCATGCCGTATGGACGGTAGACATAACGCTTGAGGAACAGCACACCACCTTGTTGGTAGGTGACCGGAGTTCCCTCAGGCATCTCAGGAGCAGATGGGAAGCCATACAATACTGGCTCTTCGTGGTAGTTACGGGGAATACCTTGCTCTTCACGGAATACCTTAGACCACTCATCCTTCCGTAGGTCATACAGTCCGTCGAAGCATTCATTCAGGATCGGCTCAACTATCGAGCGGAAGTCCATACTATTCATAGGTGCTGACATATTAGAGTCTCCTTAATCAGTTAGCTGGCTGTTAGATTGCGTTAACAGGAGCTTGGAATTGAGATTCGTTGATCTTCACACGAAGAACCGTGAAAGGATCACCCCAATTGTTATCAACACCTAACCCTTGCCCGAGCACTATGAATGTCTTCTGTACGCCTACTCCAGCGAGCACAGTACTCAATGTGGCTTGAGATAGCCCCGTTATAGCAGAACCAGCATCTGGGTTGGAGATGTCCACCTGATCACCGATAGCAGTTTGCAGCACTGGCCCATCTGCCTGACCTTCATAGATGATGTCTGGATCAGCATAGAAGAACACTTGGCAGGAACCGACTTGGTAGACGGTATTGGCAGGCCAGTAGTTGGACACACGAGTGCGTCCTGTGGTGTCTGTCCATTGAACACCGTGGAAAGTACCGACACCTGCATCTCCTACAGCAGCCTTCTCAATCGTGCCGTTGGTATTGAGCTTGACGAACTGTCCCTTGAGCAGATTGAAGGCATAGCCGGATAAGATGCCATCTCTCACCACGGTAGGCTTGATCACCCCACTTGGGTGGTAGATCGGTGTCAGTCCGAATGGCTTGTTGGTTTGCGACATATCATTCTCCTAAATTGGATTATCCAATGAAGGTAGGGGTAGGCTTCCTGTCGTCTGCCATATTCCTCATACCCTCATCAATGCTCCCGAGCTTCCTGCCATCGTTATCTTGGAATTGGACTTCTTCGATCTTCCTCCGGATACTTGCGGCATTCTCTGCTGGAGCTTCATGGTGAAATATTTGCATCGCTTCTTGGAATGAGGCCATCGGTATCTTGAAGAGGAGCATTTCATTGCAGGATATGAATCCCGCGAACTGGCCCTCCTTCAATCTCATCGAATCACTCAATCCAGATTCTTCAGGAGTCACGCGAACATACCCCAGCTTCATGCGCCGATCTATCGTGTCATAGACGTTGGTCGTTGAAAGCCAGCAGGTGTGCCATCCGGGTATTGCGGGAGGATCGGGCAGTGCTTGCTGCGTCCAGTTCTCCCTGAATAACTTCCGTAGTTCTTCTGAAGATACGTTCATTGCCTCTGGTGACTTCCGGCTCTCGTCTGCTGTTCCACGGTTCTCACGGTCTGCCCCAGTTACTGTCTTCTTGATTCTGTCATCACTTGCGCTCATGTCTGCCTCCCAGCTTTCTTGTCCATATCATAGTATCGCTTGATCATCTTGTTGCGCTTGGCAGGGTCATCCCACATCCCGGCCTCCTTCAACGCCCTGACTCTCTCTTGATTAAGCATGAAGCTGTTCGCGGAGCGACCGCTAGTTATGCTTCCATGTTCCTGTGATACGTTCATACTTCTGGGCCTTTCCCTAACCACCTCGTTCTCATTGCCGTTAGCATTGCTATAACGATGCGGTAGTGTCTTCTGTAACCGGGTATTGAACTCATCCCAGTACATTGTAGTTTTCGGATTATATCCCTCTTTTATCAGTCTCTTGTCGAGTGCCAGTGCAATCTCTGAGTCTTGGTCACCGAGCTTGGGGTCATACCACGGATTGTTGGCGATCCAGTCACGTGCCATTCGCTGCACCTCAGGGTCGTCAGCTATCGTCTTGGGCTGCTGTGGCTGGGCTGCGCGTTCCTTCAGTTCGGACAGCAACTTGACCTTGTCACGGGCATCATTCAGCACCCGAGTAGCTGCGATCATGGCATTCCCATTGCCACTGGCGGTAGCCTTCCTGATCTCATCCTCGGCGTACTCGTACCGGGTCATCTCATTGTTCAGCTCAGAGTCCAGCCGGGACAGGTCATCCTTGTGATTCTTCTGCTCGAGGGAGGTCAGACGTGCTACGAGGGTCTGGTTCTCCTGCTTGAGCTGCTCGAACCGCATGTCTTTCTCGGCACGTTGCTGGGCATGGAATACCTTCTTGGCCTTCCGCTTCTCGCGCCTGATATTGCGTATCTCGTCCGTGTCGGATGCCTGATCCTGACCACCATCGTCCGGGATATTCTGGGTAGTCGAGGCAGTGAAGCCACCACCCTCATCCTCATCGCTGACACCATCGCCCTCAGGGATATCCAGCCCATCTACGGCAACCGTGCCATCCTTGTTCTCGACGATCTGGAAGTCGTCCTCATCTGGTCTATGTTGGGTTCCCATCTATGACCTCCCATTCAAAGACATTGCGTGATAGCCTTCCAAGTCCCATAGCTGATCAAAGGCATGGTTGAATGCTACTTCCTCACCAATGTCCTGTTCGAAATTGGCTGGATCGATACATGCACTCTTGCCGATTACATTAAAGCCATTGGTCAGGGTCAGAAGGCATATGGTGACTGTTGTGCCGGGGAATCGATGGTACTCAGAAGATACTATGAGTTCCTCCAGCCGTTCGTGAGTTATCTTAGTGATCTTCATTAGTAGTACGCCTTCATCTCAAGTGGATTGCCAGTGATCGCTGCGATGATCTCGTGATCGTTCATAACCACGAAAGTAACCAGCCCATCATCGAATGGAACCTCCCACCGATCCCCACCCCACTTCGGCACTCTAAGATAGTCCCCAATCTCACACCACGATCCCTCAGGCCACGGTTCCATCGAGTCACGCTTCTTGAATGCGAGAGGCCCGATAGCGATCACCTTCCCAACCATGTTCTGGTACTTCTCTGCCTCGACATAGGAACCCGGCATGATGATCGGTGATCCCTTCTTGGTAGCCCTGATACGCTTGAGCTGAACCAGTATCCTGCCCCCCAGTGGCCTCGCTCCGGGATTCACCTCGGGGAAGGCATAGGTCATCTCCTCGTCGTAGTCTAGGGCTTCCTCTGGCGCACACTTCGGATCATCTTCAGCACACTTCACCATCTTGACCATAGGCTTGTGCTGCTTGGCTGCATCCAGTTCCAAGTCCTTCTTCTCTTCTGCTGTCTGTCTCATAGTCATCTTTCATGTAAATGCACATCTCTCAGTGCGACACATAGCAATCACGCTATCTTTGAAAGGGGAAAGGGACGCGTCCCTATTTACTCTTCATCGTCCATCAACTTCTCGAGGGCATCAGCTACTGCCTGTACCCCATGTCCGTAGCCCACCTGATACTTGTAGTCCTTGATCTTATGAGGAGTGCCATTGATGATGCACTGGTCACTTGCCTTCTTCAGGTCAGATATCTTGGCTATCAGCTTGGCTACATCGATCACTTATTGCCCTTCTTGATTGCCGGAGGAGCTGTGTTGGTCTTGCCATTCACGGGTGCTCCCATAGCCATGCGCTTATGCTGGTTGGTTAACTCCCCCTTCTGGTTGGACTCGGCCTTGTGGTTCTTGTTGTGCATTCTGCTCTCCTGTTAAGTTGGACATCTTGTCGGCTAGATCACGCTCATTAAGTTGCTGTTCGGTAATAGTATCCTGCAATTGATTCTGCAAGTCCATAACTGTCTGTTCCTGCTCCCTTTTGATCTTGGCAGCTTCAACAGTCAGATCGAGTGTCGCCATCCGTTCTTCGGTGAGGTTCTTCTCGGTCGCCATCGCAGCAGTCAGTTGGTTCTTGTCACTGGCTTCCTGCACCTGAGCCTCGAGCTTCTTCATGTCCATCAGGGTATCTGCCTTGTCCTTCTCGGCCTTGCGCTGGGTCTCAGCCATGCCAGTCTGGATATAAGCATCTGCCTGTGGATCGGGAGGAATAGCGGCCTTCTTCTGGGAGTCTGCGATCTGCGCTGCCATCTGCTGGAGCTGCTGTAGTACGGGCATGAACTGAGCGAACCCAGCCTTGGTATCGTTGGTTACCATGTGAGATGCGCTGGCGACTGCCTTGTCGATGGTGGACATATCGGTCTTCTTGGAGTACTTGGGCTTCAGCTCTCCTACCCGCTCCCCGGCGTAGTACTCGACTCGCTGGGTGTACCAGAGAACCATGTGCTGCTTCACGTGCTCGAGTACGGCAGGGATGAACGTAGGAGACAGCAGCGGGTTCGATCCGAGTACCGGGTCTAGCGCGAAGGCCATGTGTGACTCGAGGTGAGCCAGTTGATCCTGCTCCGGATAGGCTACGACCGCACGTCCCAGACACATCGCAGCATTCTCATCGCTGGCATTCATCTCGACGTTCTTGTTGTACTGGGGCATGATCTCAGAGACGTTCGGAACCTTCATCTGCTTCAGTACCCGGCTATGCACAGCACGAGCATCGTACAGCTCCGGGGCCTTCTCCATCATCTGGAGGATCGCCTGATTCTGGGCTACCCGTTGTCCTTCCGAGAATATGTGTGGATCGCTGACCGGGATGACATTGGTATCGATATCGAAGTCTGAGGGGATTACCTTCAGCTCCTCCACCATGTAATCCTGCTTCTGATCCTTGAGGTAGAACCTGTCTATCCTCTGGAGTATCCGGAGCACTCGCTTCTGGGATGCATGGAGTCCGGCATGGATCGAGCTGAATACTACCGATCCCTGTTCGATAAGTGCCTGAGCAGTTCCCACAGGCATATTGTTAGTAGCATCGGCAATCTTCTCCTCGGCAGTCGTAACCACACCCTTGGCAGCATCAGTCAGCCACCCAAGTAGCTTGTACAGTGTCTCGGATGGAGGGTTGTACGGCATAGGCATCGCTATCTTCCGGATGTCATCGATACCTGCAATGGCCTCGATCTCGACCACCTCACCGATGTCCACCTGCTTCGATTGGCCTCCTACCTTCCCACCCTTGAGCTTCAGCATGGTCATGGAGTTCTGGGCATGCGCTGTATCGAGCAGAGCCCGTAGTGATCCTGTAGCACTGGCTGCTAGACCTCCGATGAGCTGGAAGAACCCGATAGCGTATGCGCCTCTCCACGGGATGAACTTGAACTCCACGATCCAGTCGAGCTCCTCGAAGTCAGGGTCTCCATCCTCCCAGTTCCGGTAGAGCCCGAGCACCGAGTAGTCGTTGTCATCGATCATCATGGTGTAGGGAGCCATCGCGCCCTTGGTGATCGGATCATCATCCAGCTCGAGGTAGCACTCGATGTGGTAGATGCGCCTGATCCCATCATCACTATCCTGATATTCCTTGCCCTCGATCCTCCTGTTGGCTGTCTCGGACTCGGAGGCTTCAGGTTCCATCGATGAGGTCAATTGATCGGTGTCACGGTAGATGCCCTGCTCCACACGCTGTCTGAATTCGAAGTCGGAGATGTCCTGTACCTCAGTTACCCGTGGAGCCGTATAGAAACTGGATGCAGTGAATGGGAGGTAGATGCGATCTATCGGGATGAACTGAGCACGAGGTCTGCGCTTCTTGGCATCCCACCATAGCTTGAGGAATTGACTGCCACCGAGTGGTAGCTGGGTCAGTAGCTGCTGTAGTTCATCACGGAACTCCACGATCTGCTCAGTGAGCTGCCAGTTCATGTAGTCCCGCTTGCGTTCTGCGATCTCAGTCTTCTCCTCGGACGCTTCCCCTATGGTCGTGGTACGCACAGGCCCATCTGCCGGGAACAGCTCCTTCATGGCACGAGCTGCAAAGTCAACAGAGGCTTCAGCGAGTACTGGGTGAGCCACCTTGGATGCACCATCGAAGTCAGCACCACCCGGAGCCTCCTCACCCATCCCGGTACGCTTCATGCCCTCGGCATACTGCTCATCACGCTTCTCACGGGCCTTCTTGTCAGCGTCAATGTTGTACATGAACCGGATCGCCAGCTTGGATGTCTCGGACTCGCTCATCACCAAGGCTAAGTTCTCGTAGAAGCCACCATGCTCCTGTCCCTCAAGCTCATCCATCGTGACCATAGCGGAGCCATCAGGCATCTCGACGACATCAGGATCGATCTCATCCTCCATGAATTGATCCATGTCGAACTCTGCCGGGAGCTCCTCTTCGTCCAGTACTGCGTCTTGCTGATAGGGGAAGTTGTCCATTTATCGTCCTGTAGTCTTGCTCTTCATTAAAGATAGCTTCATCTCCTTGATGCTTGGCTCCTTGACCTGCCCACCCTTCTTGTAGCCCAGCCTCTGGAGCCAGTTCAGGTAATCCTCGGAGATGAACTGATTAGGGTCGGTAGTCCGGTAGTCGATCCCCTGAATGCCCCTGCCATGCTTCTGCTCAAGTCCATGCGTCCACTCGGGAACCATCACCTCAGCAGGTGTAGTCCGGTAGATCATCCCTGAGTCATCACCCTCCAGCAGGTATGGGTAGGCTGGATGAGCACCCTTGGTCATCACTGGCTTATGTACGACATTCCCGGTCAGCG